ATACTTCGCAAACATTGTTACCGTAAATCCAACTACCGCACTTGCAGTGCTTGATCATTGTGTCCATGTTTTCGCCTTTCGGTTGATTTCGGGACAGGGTTATTTTACTGTACTGGGGATCCCGTAAGGTGTCTGAAAGGTCTTGCTGTGAGCCTTTCCGCTGGGTTCAACCAGAACCGCTTCAAGCCAGTAATGAGCAAATCCGTAATCCACCACACGCTCATACGCCTTCACTGCGTCAATGGCATTGTCGTACTTCTTGCTATAAGTTACAGACCCGTCAGTGATTATCTGTAACATGAATTGATACTCCATTTTGCGCGCCTTCCTAACGATAGTTGTTGTTGTCTCTTGTATTGTCATTTCCATGGGGAATGAACCACCTCATTGTCGTATTCACAGTTTTTGTTCACGCAGGTAAACCAGTATGTGCCGTCGCGATCCTCATACTCAGCGTTTTCAGTTTCACACGCTTGACACATAACAACGTGGGTAGCCATTACGCCACCAACTCTTTCATCATGTCGTCCAGCGCCTTGTAATCCAAACGAGATCCAAGCCATTTAATTTTGTCGCCTGTGCGCTCATCTGCCAGCCCTTGCTCTTTGATAAATCGTGCGTAGTGATTGTTTGCCTTTGGGTGTGTGCGCTTCTCCATGAACTTCACCGCTGCTCTGTATAAATACTCATCAGACCCCAGCCACAAGGCAACATTCCATGTTTGGCGGTTCTTCCAACCGTTGTATTCAGTCATACTGGCTGTCCCTTCAAAGTCATGTCATGCACGTCTGCGCACTTCAAACAAACCAGTATGCGCGTCTGCACACGGTGGTATTCACGCCAGCGGTACACAAGCACTCTGGCTGACTTGGCGCACATCTCACAGGTAATCATGACTGCACCTTTGCTACGTTGGTCACGTAGCCTTGGATCCCGTACAGGCGTATTGCGTCATTGACGTCTAGCCAAATCTGATCTTTAGCCAAACCAACCAGCAGTGACTTGCTTGTAGTTGTCTCGCGTCCAATAAACTGCGTCAATTCTGTTTCAATGTCAAGCAGGATCTCAACTCTGAACTTTGTCATTACAACACCACGCATTCGGTCATGCCGTCAAAGCACCAGCCAAGAAAATCTGCTGTTGGCGCGCCAATGCCAACCCACCACACGTTGGTTGCGATCTGCCATACCAACCAAAGTCCAACAAGAATTGCTACTGCGCGTACGCGCTTGCCACGCTTGGTAATCACTTGCCACCCCACATCTGAGCCAACTCACGTGCGCTCATTGGTCGGTTTGCTTCAGGCGTCATTGCGTAGCACACCAAGCAAAGGTTGTTAGGAAACATTGCCAATACATCTTCAGTTTTGCTGCAACCTGCGCAAATAAATACTTTGTTGCTCATAATTAGTTACCTGCCTTCGTTAAATTGATTGCGTACTTTAGAAACTTGATTGCGCCTGCGCGGTGAGAAACTGCAACAAGCGCGTCTATTGAAACTTTGATTTGATCGTACTGATCAAAGTCCTTAATCATTGAGTCAATCTTGCGGTCAAGTGCGTTCATTAGCAAGCACCCCCTTCGATCAACGCGCAAAACTGAGATAAACTGATTTGACCGTTTTGGTACATTTCGCAAAGTGATTGAAACGCGTCATTGCTCCAAGGCTTACGGGTAGCAAATTCGCTTGTATTTACTGTCTCTTTTTGATCTAACACTTGTTTGCCTTTCGATCTAGTAGAGTCCACTCTGAACTCAATAAAGAAATCATGACCTATAAATTACAAAAAATCTACCGACGCGCCAAAGTTTTTTTAACTTTTTTTTATTTATTTTTGCCAAGTGAGCGCGGTGTAATTACTGAGCAATACAAAATCGCCCGTAGCCTCATCAATCAATTCTTGATAGTCGGTTCGGATCCCGTCCAGAAATGTACGCGCAAATAAATACGCTGAGTAGTCCTTGAACCAATACGCCCATTTGTGGTCGTAGTGAATTGGTTGCTTGCTGGCAAATCGGGTTTGTTGCAAGATCCATTGAACGCCCCAAGCCATTGACGTTGTGTACAACATTTCAAAGTCAGACTCATCTAACTTCATGCTGCGCTCACTTCAGTTACCAATTCGCCCTCAGACGTGTACGCTGAAATTACGCCAGCGTCAGAAATCACGTACCTGAACTCAGTCCCCCAATCGTCGCCACCAGCAACAATAAATGGATCGCGCTCAGGGTTTAACTTGCCAATTCCAAGGTCTACTGGGTCAATGCCGATACTTGACCATGACGTGGACATGAGTCTGCGCTTGGCTTCAACCACTCCAAACTGCTTGATGATTGACTGCAACGCTGGGATCATGTGCTCTGGGTATCCGTCCCAGTGACAGTAACGCCCAAACCACTCGTGAGTTGATGTGACCTTGATGTTGGGTTCAATCTCGTATCCCGCTGAACCCCATACCGCAATAATTGATCTTGTTGCCATGTTATTTGCCCCCTATGCCTGTATTTGAACTGTGACTGTAATTGTTTGATTGCCTATTTCTGAAATGACAGCATCTTCTAAGTCTGCATTGCTGCAAAACTTGCCTTCTGTGCGTTGAAAATCAATGTTGGCAATGAACTGCCCCTCATGAAATCTGACTGAGACATCTTCCAAATCAAAGTTTGTGTTCTGATCGTCGCCAATGCCTTCAATGCTTATGTTGTTGATTGTCTCTTCAATCGCCTCAGCGATCTGCTCATACAGATCGCCAAGGTCAATTACCAAGTCTTTAATGCGGTTGCTTGCCATGTTCCCGCCCCCCTTAGAAGTGTGGATCAAGGTAAGGGTTCTGTGAACCGACGCGAACACTGACCCAGTAGGTGTCAGCGTTTGTTGTAAAGTGAAGCGCGTTGTGCGCTTGCAACCAGCACTTGATGCAGATGTTTGACTTGTGAACGATTGTTCCGCCCCAAGGTGTCTCAACAACTTCAGGTGCAGTCTGAGTAATCTTTGGTGTTGCGTGTTCTGTGCACTTAATTGGGTAAGCATTGAACTTGTCGCCATGCTTTAGTGTGATGTACTTGACCTGTCCAGCGCGCTTGCCCTCTTTGAAACGTACAACGCTTGTAACCACGTCAGCGTAAGAGTCTGAACCGCATGAGTACGTCGCTGGATCTCCAACTTGAATGTCCTGATCTGCAATGTGAGCGTACTTTTCAAACCAATCTGAATTGAAAGAGTCGGTTGGTACTGGGATAGTGCGACCAACGGTTGAGTTGAATTCGCTTGTATTTACTGTCTTTTTTTGATCTAGCATTTTTGCCTCCAGCGATTTAGTAGAAACCGATTTGGTCTCAATAAGATAATCTTCTGGGACAAAACAAAAAAAGTCTACGACGCGCCAAACTTTTTTTAACTTTTTTTTATTTATTTTTCAACAATCTGGATCTCAACTCCAGGTCTTTCGCCGTAGATCTTGATAGCCCTAATTTCGGTAACTTGGGCGTCATCTTTGTACGCTATCGCCGTCAATCCGTCTAATACCGCGCGTATCAACTTATCCAAATCAGGCGGCACTGTCGGTTCAGCGCGTGTAACGGTTTTTGGTTTTTGAAAGATAAATACCATTGTCATTGAAATCGGTTTTGCCGACGGTTGAGCGCCAGCGTGCCTTGCTGCAATCGCAATTGAAGCGCGCCATGTTGCTAGCGCTGAGCCTTGCGAGTGAAAAATGTGTCCATTGACAGCCGACATTGACCCTTGTGGTATGGGTTTACCGTCAACTCTGAATTGGATCACACGATAATAGTAACCAATCCTGTAACAATTGCATGCTGGTCGCGTCCCTGCTGGTCTATCACGTATAGATCGCAAGTGCCAATTCGATCAGGCGCGTCAACATACTTAACTGTCATTTCTTGATTATTGATTACAACGTGGTCGCCCATGTTGAGGTGCATTGGTTGAACAACGGTTGTTTTTGGCAACTGTCACTCCCTGTCTGTAATGGTTACATAAAGTGTAATGCTTACAAGTGATCTGTGCCACCCAAATAAGGCTCTGAGTGCTGTTTTAAGGCAGTTGCGTCAATGTCCAACTCTGACTCTGACGTACGCCTTTTGCAGCGTTCTCCAGCCCCGCTGGGTGCTTGCATGAGCCTTACTAGGCTTTCATGTCGGTCAAGATAAATCTGCTCCATTTCTGCAAGCCAGTCAGCCATTTCCGCTTCCGCTTCAAGCATGCGCTCAGCCAACTTGGCTTTGAGCATGGCTTGTTTGTATTGACTCATGACTACTTGCCGACACGCTTTCTGAGCACATCTTTAATTGACTCAGGCATTGGCACAGACTTTGCGCGCTGGGCTTCCTGCTCTGCAAACCAAGCCTCATTTGCCTTGCGATCCCGTTCAAACTTGAGTCGTGCTGACTCAACCTCTTGTGCTTTCTTTTCTTCAGCGCTGATCTCTCGCGGTGGCAAAGGCTCATCTGCCCAGCGTCCAGCGTTCAACCAAGTTGCAGGGTAGGCGGTGTACGACGGGTGACGGTTGGGATCCTGCGCGTACCGCAATGCTCCAGTGATGATCAGATCCCTGTCGTCAGACTCAACTGCCTTGTCCCATGCTTTCTTTGCTGCTGCCTTGCCAACCTTCAATGGGTAAACCTTCCAAAACAGATCAAAAGGTGTATTGGCTTTGATGATCCCTTCGTCAGTCCTAATTGTGCGAGTAACGGGTGGTTCTATGGACGGTTCTTTAGGAAGGTTCATAGGTCGTGAAAGTCGCCCCGTGGTAGGCGTAAGAGTCGCCCCGTCCACGTCGCTATCGTCGCCCCGTCGCTTACGGGTAGTCTGAACGTCGCCCCGTAGCACAGCAAGGTTGATTGTGTATTTATGCGGTCTGCGATCCTCTCGGCAGTTTGCAGATCCACCAGCGCCCTTTTGCATGCGTATGTAACCTTTGGCAACCAGTGAATTGACTGAGCGCTGAACTGTGCGCACACTCACGCTTGCCTTGTTGCCTATCGTGACTTGGCTTGGCCAAGCCTCAGTGCCGTCGTCACTTGCGTGATCTGCAATGACAAGCAACACCATTTTTTCAGTCAGCGGTAACTTAGTCAGCCACACTTCCGACATGAGACGTATGCTCAATTGCTCTCCTAATGTTCTCTAATGTAATGCCAAACTCGGATAATGACATGAGCGCCCTCTGGCGCTGATTTGGGTACTTGTTGGGTGAGTGGAATGACGCCCTCTCCAGCGACGTCATACCACCCCATACTCCGTACCGTTCGTATTCATACGCATACTGAAAACACTGTTGCCAAAGAGGACAACGTGCGCATACTTCTCTGACCGCGTTGATAAACACGTATGCGTCAGCACTGCGCTCTTCCTCAATGCGGTAGAACAGATCGGTGTACATACCGCGACACTCAGCCAATTCCCAATTTATTTCTGCGTACTTGGGCAACCTACTTCTCCTGTCTGATCGTAATACGAGCAGTATTTGGTGCAAAAGAATGGTGACTCTTCAGGCAACGGTGCTGGCTCATTGTTTTCAACAATAAACTTTATGCCTTCCAACCACTCAATCCCCGCTAATGCTGTTGGCGCGTCGTAAGGTTCTTTGTGAACACGTATGTCTGCCATTTCACCGTCACGTGGAATTGCCACAAGTGCAACCTCATTGACTGTGTGCCCATTTTGTTCAAGCAACCAACCGTAGATCTGAACCTGCCAGCGTTGTTGCTGTGACGGGAAGTACCGCAGTGACTTGACCTTGGTTGTTTTCCAATCCACTACCAAGCCAATGTCCTTGATGAATAAATCCACGTGACCTTTGAGATCACCTGACTTGAACTCACCTTCAATAATGAAATTGTCACCAAAAGGATCTTCACGCCTAATCGCCTTCTCGATCCCTGCGTGAATAAACGTACCCAGAATTGCTGCAAGAGACTCGGTGTTAGGGTTGGTTTCAGGCGTTTGTTTTAACTCATGCCAAACGCGTCTGCGACACCCGCCAATACTGCTTGGTCCAACCTCAACTTGAAGTGAGCGTGACCTGCTGGCGTCGAAAGCATTAAGAGACTTAACAAGCATTTCATTGAGATCAATCACTGTTTTCCTCATTTGCTTCTTGTGTTAGTTGGCAGATCTCGCAAGCAGATCCGCATGTGCTGCATTCGCCTTCACTCATTTTCAGTATCTCCATTGCTCAGTTGAATAATTGCTTCGTCCCTTGTGATGTTGTGCTTCTTGGCGTACGCCTCAACGTAAGCAAAAAACACTGATTGCCCCAGCGGTGTGAGTGAAAATCGATCTTCATTTGTCATGACAACTCCATACTTGTTCGCACTGATGTGCCAACTGATCTAGCAATGTCTACTTGGGTGCGTATGCGTGAGGCATTGGATCTTGCTGCGCGCACTGTTGCTTCAGCGATAGCCATTTTCAAATGAAGATCCTCAGCCGATACCAGCGCCAAATCTGCCTTGTCTGACACTGTAAGTTTTGTATCTTGCTTGCCTGAGAGTGACAAGCGCCCGTGAGCCAGCGCCAATTCATACTTGGCTTTGGTTGTGTAATAAAGGTGTTCAGCGTCAGCAAGATCCTTGTGAGACTGATCTACTTCGTGCGATAGCGCCCGTAGTTTTTGTTCAATCATCTGCGGTGTGACTATTTGGCTCATTCGTTATCACCGTCATTTACGTGTGCGCCATAGTTGAACGCGAGAATGACAAAAACTGCAACCGCCCAAATTGCGATCCATTTAAGCATCTGGGTTCTCCACTACTTGCAGATCAGGTGTGCCACTGGTTTTCTTTTCTTCAATCAGCATTACCTTTGCGGTGTCTGCGCTCAGATCCATTGGGTCAGGAAGCATTTGGAAACCGCTTTCTTCCAATGCCTGAGCCAGTTTGCTAGGCAAAATGTCCAAGCGCTTGGCAACTTCAGTAATGCCAATTGCGTTGATGTGAACTGCTGTCACCCAGCCCTGCGGTGCTTTGAATTTCTTTTGATTGCTCATTTGTTTAACACTTTCTCCAATTCTCTGTTGAGGTCTGCCATGCGTACTGTCATTGCTTCCATAATGTCGTTTATTGACATTTCTTCAACCATTGCTTTTGTCATGCCTAACGCCAGCGCCAGTTGTCCGTAATCGTTGCTTTCTAACGCCTTATTGACTTTGGCTATGGTGCTCAGTAGTTCAATCTTGTTCATTTCCACTCCCAACCAATGATCTCTTTGTTGTCCTCTTCAAGTTTGCATAGGGCAACGCAATTGAGATAGTCAATGATGATTTGACGGTCAACGCCTTCTGCAAGATCTATAACCAACGTTAGTTTGCCTTGTCGGCGCTTGGCAAGTTCCCTGCCGTTCACGTACTGCGCCAACACGTAAACTGAGGATCTACCGCGCTTCTCTTTCAAGCGTCTGATCAATCCAACCTTGTCCAAAACTGATAACTGACCTGAGGCAGTGCCATGGTGCCAGTTCATAATTTCAGCCAATTCAAACCATGTTAAACCGCGTTCACCTTGCGCTCTAACGTGATTGAGAGTGAGAGACTGGTTGAGGCTGGTTGCCCCAGATCCGTCCCAGCCCATTGTGCCTGCGTATGGAGTAAGTGGCAGTTGCAGTTCGATGTTACTCACCGTCAAACTCAGCCTTCTTTTGATTGACCGTTGATTTCAAGGTCATGCCGTTGATTTCAAGGTCAGCAACATCTTTATTGGCTTCCCAAATCGCCTTCAACTCATCTACGCTCACGCTAAGAGTTGCAGCCTGAATTGCCTTACCTGCATTTTTTTCTTCATCTACTGTCCACACTCTTGCTTTGGTTGCAGGCATACGCGGTTCAGCCTTGTATCGCTCAACCTTTTGCATTTCCTGCTGACTTGGACGTGCGCCAATAGGTGCTTCAAGACAAAGCACTGAATTGCTAATTGCGCGCCCAATTGCTGAGGTTTCTCCGTTTTCTAAGGCTGAGGTGCGGTTCACGGGTGACGCGCCAACAATTTCTTCAGCGTATCCCGTTGCAACTGGGGTCATGTCGTCGCGATCCAAATAAATCTCAGCCTTGACGATAAACCTACGATCATCATGAAATACCAGATCCGTCATCACTCTGGCTTCTGGAAACTTGCCGTACAGTCTGCGTAATCTGAGTTCAACCGTCTCATACGCTTCAAGATCAAACTTACCTGCCATGCGCTTACCTTTCGTTTGGGGGCAGTTTTTGCCCTGTCCCGATAATTATGAGCCACAAATTACAAAAACGCGGGATTGAACCCTGGCGCGTCGTAAGATTTTTTTTGTAACCAATGGCAAACTTGGAGTATGTCCAAAACACCCGATACCCCGCCAAGTGGCAAGATTGTTATCAGCCTGCACCAATTGTGGGTTGAGGTTGAGCATGAGTCGTCGTACCCAGATCAACTTTCAGATCTAAGCAACCGCGCTCTTGAATTGTTTAAGGCTGCTCTCAACCACTGCAAAGAGGTGGGCATGGACATTCGCGCTAACGATCCGTACATTTTTGACGGTGACGAGGACGATGAGGATTAAGACTCACGCTCAATCTGCAACTCGCCAAATGTCTTACCCGCTAACCGCTTTCTAAACTGCGGTATGTTGTTTTGAGGTATGCCCACTTTGTTTGTTGGCAAAGTAATCGCAAGCAAATCTGAGGCTGATTGGTTCATGTATCCCGCGTCCAGTATTGCAGCGTCATCAGGAAACACCTCAGCGTGACGGTCATTCTCTTTGTCAATCAGGTGATCCTCTTTACCGCCCATGCTGAATAGGTATTTAAAGTTGTTAGGACAGCCCTCTGACAAAACTCGTTTGAACATGGACACTTCTTTGGTATAGCAGTAGAAAGTCACCTCAGGTACAAGCGTCGCCAGTTTAAGCCACATTCGTAGGTAGTCCTCTGAAAAAAAATCTCCAGCGTCATGGATCCGTACGTGCTTGCCACGCATTTTTGGCTTGGACACTTCTTCAAGCATCTGCGCAAACCAACCTTGTGGATCTTCAAGTATGTATTCAAGGTTTCTGACGTGACGCCCCTTGACGTTGCTGAAATTGTATGTGCCGTTGCGAGCGTAGCAAACCGTTGCGCAAGCGCCAGCATTGGGACAGGTTTTGACGTTGGTGCCGTTGCTGAGTTTTGCTGCGAGCGCAGGTATGCTCCAGTTGTAAATCCCGTCAGGTCGCAATTCACTGTTGGACGACAACAGCGTTGCAGGTCTTAATCCAGCCATACTTTATACACCGCCGTCACTCTGCCCTTAACTGGGTCAATGAAATGTAATCGCTGAGACGGTGTTGCACTCGCGGCAAGCATGACACCTGCGTATCGGTTGTCTGACTCGGTAGATCCAGTTTGGTAAACAGATCCTTGACCGTTAGCCATAGCCCACTCTGAGTGAGTGTGGTAGTGACCAATGTAAACATCTCTGAAGTCCCACGGATAAGATCCTGAGCGCCATTTGTTTGCGTGTTGAACAATCGCGCCAGGTGAAGCAAATCCATTTCTACCTACTTCATCGCCGTGAATAAGCAATGCGCGGTAGTTCCCGATTTCAATGCGTTGGATGTCCTCAGGACAATCCTGCCACGTCAGTCGCTTCTCCCCCTGAAGCAACTGACGGGCAAGTTCATAGCACATACGGTCAAAGTTGTCTGAGCGCGGTACGTTGTCGCGCTTGGATCCAATGCGACCATGATTACCCCACTCTGCAATGACTGTGACCTTCTCGTAATTAGCCAACGCATACCGCACTACGTCTACGCAAAGTCGAGATACATTGACGTATTGCTCAAACAGCGTTGCGTCTACTTCAAATGCTTGGGTTGGAAAGTTGAATAAACCCTCAACCATGTCCCCGCCAAAACAGATTGTTACCTCTTTGACTGGGTGATCTGCTCTTTGGATTTCGGTAATGCGCACTGCTTTCTCGCAAAACTCCAAAACACGCTTGCGCATAATCTCACTGTTGTACGACGTAGTGCGCTTTGCGCCTTGCCAATCTGTCATGTGCCACAAAGCCACTTCACCTTTTGCTTTGCGTTTGTCTGCAACGGGTATTGCGACAGGTTCGATCTTGCCCATTGTCAGCATTGCGTCGTAGGCTGCTTGATGTGAGGCTTCAACTAGATCTTGGGTGCGCTCTTTAGATTGACGCAACTGTTTCTGCAACCGCATGAGCGCTTGACGCAATTCTTTCACGTCTGCACTTTCAATTTCAGGCGGCAAATTCTTAAACTGATCTTCAAGGCTCATCTGTCATCGCAATCTCTAGCCCGTGTTGGGTGTATCCCTGTTTGTCTATCCAACTATCCTCATGCGCTGGGTTTACTGAACACCGCACAGACTTAAAAAAATCCATCATCAACGCAACTTGCCAAGCAGGTATGTCGTCTATACCTAACAATGCGCCCCACCCCCTGCCTACCTGAGCAAAGTTTTTGTGGGCTGAGCCGTATTCAATCTCTCTGTCGTTTAACACGTTATCTACTTTGGACATCTACACGTGCCAGTTCTGTGAGCCATGATTGCTTCATTGCTTGTCTTGTATCCTTCAGCGCGCAATAAACGCAGGATTGTTCTTTGAGATAATCCGTTTGCCCACATCTCCGCAAGGGTTTTTTGATCGTCAGGCGTCATTGAATTGACTGTTAGCATGTATGGACAAGGTTCAGTAAAAATCGCTTTTTTGTATTGATCTGCAAGTGTCATAGGGGTTTGCCTTTCCACGCCAAATCGTAACGCAAAAAGAAACAACCGCCAACATACGACACGCTGGCGGTTGGATCTATTTGTGCTACTTCTTTTTGCTTGCCTTAGCCACTTTGTTGATTTTTTTGGTTACTGCGTCAGCAATCAAACCAAACGCAGGATCAGTCTTGTCAATACCACGTATGGCTGGACCAACCACCGCTGCTGCTGTGGCAAACGCAAGCGCGCTGAGATCCTGAACCCCTGCTGCGTATAGCGCGCCAGCAGTGATAGCAAAGTGGCGTAGTGCAGATTTGATCATGTTGATGTGCTTTTGTTCCATTGTTTCCCCCTTATGGACGTGCAACGCCCATGATTAGTGAATAGGCGCGTTTCTTTGTGTACACGCCGTCCCCGTTTGATTGCGATCCTTTGGTGTCGCCTGAAGTATTGCCCTCAATGCACCACAGGAACTTTTTGCCGTCATTCTTAACTACAATGCCAACGTGATCCGCCTGTGCGTCAGCGTCAAACTGAAAAAATGCTATGTCACCTGGTTGAGCCTGACCCACTGGGACAATCTTGCCTTTTTTGGCAAACCATTTCAACCCAGCGTCGCATGAAGCAAATCCCTTTTTGGTTTGCGCTGCAATCAAGTGGGACAGGTTTGCCTCTTTGAAGCACCATGACACAAACATTGCGCACCATGGCTGGTTGTTCAACCCGTACCACTTGCCGTACTTTGTGTCGTTGTTGCCTGTCTCTTGATAGCCAAGTTCATTTTTGGCTGCGTCAATAACAATCATTTGTCGCCTTCCTTATCTTCAATCGGCTTTGGCTTGGACTTCAAACCATTGGCAGAAAGTATGCCTGATAGCGTACCAGTAAGAAACACGCACAAGGTTGATACGAGATCTATGAAAGCAGCGTCATTAGGCGCTTGCGCCATAGGCTGAGTCACAAATACCAGCGCGTACAGCATGGCAAATACCGATCCAGCAAATACCAACGCCAGCAGTATGCCGATTGTAACAATCAGGCGCGCGTGCAATTCTTCAGGCGTAAATTTACGTCTACTCATTTTGCGTGTCCACATCAGGTAACAGATCCTTTGTACATTGTCCTATTGCCTCACATTGAGGTGGTAGGCATTCGGCTTTTGACCAGTTTTCAAATTCTTGACAAGGATAGCGCGTGTATCCCTGATACCCGCACCCGCTAAGGCTAAGCGCGATTAAGCAACAGGCGATAAATTTCATCAACCCTATTCTCCAGACGCTTGATTGACTCACCTTGACGTGTTTGTTCGTCCCTCATGCTTGATCCTGAGTTGGGTTTCAATTCTGCAAGGTAATACTTAACCAGATGTCTTACGCCCATTGCTGCTGCGCCAATCAAAGTGGTCACACCTACGCTCAGCCCAACCCATTGTTCAATAGTCATTTTATGTCCAAGTCAGTATGCGTACAGATCCAGTAGCGTCCACAATCTTGGCTTGGTTGGTTGTTGAGTTCAACCATGCGTCGCCTCTGCGTGGATTACTAGGGTCTGATGTTACAACAGGAAAGGTAAACCGTGTTGCAGTTTCAAGTAGGCGTAATCTGCGTTCGAGATCTGAAAACAACACGCGCAAATCAGGTGGTTGATTAATGTAAGCCATGACGCCTCAGTTCGTTGTTTGAGTTAGGGTCAATGTTACGCGCTCTGGTCCATCTTCGCCAGGTTGCACCTCAACGCCCACAATTCGATAAACCTCATCTAATCCCGCTTGCACTGAAGTACCTGTGCCCGTAGCAGGAAAACGCTCATCTGTTATGCGTAATCTTGCGTCATCGCCTATTGCATAAGATCCGTAAACTGGATCTACGTAAGCAGGTACAACAATCTTGATGACAGTAGGCGGATAAGACACAGCCTGAGTCTGCCCCTGAGCCAGTTCAGCAAGGTAGGTTGCGTCAGTTACATCTGAATAGTTTGCTTGTTCTTCAAGCAATGGCCAACCAACGCTGAGGTATGTTGGATCTTGAAATGTGGCTTCCAATTTACCTTCATTGGATCCTGCGCCTAACGCGTAAATCGTATTTGCAGCAAGTGAGCCGTCCTCAGGATACTCGTATTCAACTACGTTGCCAGCAGGAAACTCAAACAACAAAGCACTTGGGTTGGTCGCTGAATACACTGTGCCAATTCTTGGATAGCCCAAATTAAGTGTTTTGGAAGGTGCGCCTGAACCGTCGTAAGCCACGTCAATGTTAAAGTCAAACCCGTTTTCAGCGCGTGAAAGATCCTGCAACGCTGAATAGTATGTTTTCTTTTCATACCCGTAATACACTCTTGAAATCAACACGCCTGAAGTCTCAACACCTACCTGCACTCCAATGTTGCCGTACGGTACGCCCTGAGCCAGTGAAATCAAGTTTTGCGCAATGCTCAACTGATCTACGTTGTTGAACGCTTGATTTGAGGTAATTCTGCGCCGTTCAAAGTATGACTCAAATTCACGAGCATTCAGGCTTAGAGTTTGGCTTGCAGATTGGTATGCGCGGTTCCAAATCACTCCACCCCACACCAACACCCCGTTGCGATCAACGTAAATTGCACACTTGCCAGGTATGGTTGCGTTGGCAATGTTGAAACCTACTGTGTCAATGCCAGACAAAAGTATGCGCCCTTGAAATGTGCCTGCTTGGTTGAGTTGAGATCCAAACGCCACGCCCGTCAAAGGCAATTCAGCAATGATCGTATTGGTCAGCAAATCTGCAAACAGGTATCGGTATGAGGTTGTCATGCCGTTACTCTACTGTGTCGGTGTCTGACTCCGTTGTTGGTTCAGGTGCAATGAACTTTGTTCCGTCGTAAGTCCAGCCAATACCAGCAGGATTTTCGTCTGTGTATTCTACGCAAAGTTTTTCTGTAACTATTTCTGCAACTTTTTTAGAGTCGGCAATAATAATATTTTCAACAATGCCGTTGTCAATAACTGCGTAAGTAGCCATTTTGTTACCTTTCTTTTAGTTTAGTACCAAATCCAAATAAGACCAGCACCACCTGCACCACTAATTGCAGAACTAGCATTGTTAGCGCCACCGCCAGCGCCACCACCACCGCCATTTGTACCAGCCGTTCCAGCCGCACCGCCAGCACCGCCAGCACCGCCTGTAATAACGCAACCTGTATCCACGGTATAAGTAGAACCGCTTGAACCAGTACCGCTTTGTGCGCCACCAGAACCACCGCCACCGCCAGCACCGCCAGCACCGCCACCACCGCCTGTTGTACCAACTCCTGCAGTTCCATTTGAACCATTTGCTTGTATTCCAGCGCCACCACCGCCACCACCGCCAGCCTGTCCTACACCAGCGCTAGCACCACCAGTACCGCCATTTATATCGCCAACACGAGAAAAGGTGTTAAATGTTGGTGGAGTACTAGAGCCACCGCCAGAAGCACCTTGTCGTCCACCACCGCCACCGCCTGCACCGCCACCGCCTAATAAAAATACATTGGGGCTAAAATATCTATTAGTGACTGCAGTCTGACCAGCAACATTATTGCCAGAAGCACCACCGCCACCGCCAACAGCAAGACAAATGTTGGTTATCGATGTTGTTCCGCCACCATTACCAGTTGCGCCTGTAACTGCCACTCCACCTGCTCCGATAGTGCAAGTATAAGTTCCAGGATTAAGATTTTCAATTTTAAGTAAAGTTCCAGCACCGCCACCACCGCTACCTGTGTTGTAAACTCCGTTGTTAGGGTCAGAACCACCCGACCCGCCACCGCCAAGAACATAAAGATAATTTGTTTTAGCGGTTGCAGGAATTGTAAAAGTTCCAGTAGAAGTTATTGTTTGTTGAAGCGCTAAAACAGGTGTTCCGCCAGCGGCAGGTACTTGTGATGAACCCATGATTTACCCCTTATACGATTTCTACGCCTGAAATGTGGAATGAAACTGTTACTGCGCTTGCGCCACCTGTGATTGTCTGAGTTGCTGTCAATGCTTGCTTCAAGTCAATGTAAATAGTTGCGTTTGCCGCAATTGCTGTCGTTGTTTGCAATGCAGTATTTGAACCAGCAGTACCCATGCCAAGAGTGAACGTTGCAGCAGTAGCAGCAGTGTTAGTAATAGCAATGTTGCTTACGATAGTAGTGGTTGAGGCTGGCACTGTGTAAAGCACAGTTGTAGTGGTGAGCGTTGCTGCACCTCTAAATAACGGTTTCGGTGTTGCTGCCATTTACCATGCTCCCATCAAGTCAATAAAAATGTTATCTGTAATAGATCCTACGCTATTTGTGCCTGTTTGCGTCAAATTTGCTGCCGTGCCTAGTGTAACTGTACCAGTTAGGGTAGGGCTAATAGCCAAAACATTTGCGCCTGTTCCCGTAGTTGAGGTTGTACCGTCAAAATCAGCGTCCCATGAAGCAGCAGTGGTTCCTGAGGTTAAAATACAAGTGCATAAAAATGTATTTCCTGACGGGATTGTTACAACGGTGTTTAATCCCGATGATTGGACTGTGACCGCGCCTGTGCTGTTGTTGTGAATTGTAAACGCTTCACCTAAAACCAATGTGGAAGTGACTGGTAGCACGACTGTTTGCGTCAATGTGCCTGTGAAGAATTGTGTGTGTGCGCTTGCAGCGGTAAGCGTTGTTGTTCCACCAGCGGTTGCCGTTGTTGCGTAACCTACTGGAATAGTAGCATCTACTGAAACAACAGGAATTGGTCCAGTTCCAGAGGCAACAAGGATACCTGTGCCGCCTTGAACCTCAGTTAGATCTCCAACAGGCAAATTGGTTGTGACGTTTACGCGTGTGTCAGTAATGTTGGCGTTGGTGATTGAGGTTGCGCCTGCTGCAACTGCAATAGTTGCCAAAGATAAAGACATCAATGGCGTGGCTGGCGCCACTGGAGATCCAGCAGGCGTACCTGCGATAACTTGAAAAGTGACGTTGTTTGAAGCGCCTGTGTAGAAAGCGTCATTGACTGTAACAACAACGCGATCAATTCTAGGGTTTGAAGGGTTTGCGGTAGTGACGGTAAGTTGAGTCGCAGCATCGTTGTAGAATTGATACGCGCCCATGTTGGTTGTGAAGTTTCCAACCAATGCGCCCCAACCTGCTGCAACTTGAACCGCCATGGCAGGTACAGCAGCCTGAGTTACTGCAAGAGACGATGAACCAACAATTCCTGATGTGGCGTAAATTGCTTGCGTGGATAAACGGTCATTTTCGGCTGGGTGAGATCCGTTTTGTAACCAACTCGGTGGATTGCGTAATGCCATGTCTGTCTCCTAAATAAATGCGTTGTACCAAGTTACAGTAGCCGTAGTGACCCCTGCGGTGGTTGTAGATCCTGTCAAATAATACTGCGAAGTTCCTGGTGGTGCATCAAACCAAGTGCCTGTTGATAGCAAATTGCGAGCAGATACGCCGTTGAGCGTGATGAGTCGGTTTTGCAGATCAATGACAAGGGTATCGGTGTTTGTGATTGTTCCCGATAGGTTCAGGTATTCACCCGTGGTTACGTTACCCAAAGTCGGATTTGTAATTGGTCCAGTGATCGTGATTGTTGGGTAAGTCGTAGCCCAGCCACTATTGACTATGTTGGTAAGGCTTGTGTATGAACCAAACCCGTAAACAAGGTTGTATGTGCGGTCATACGTGCGCCCTGGAGCAGCAGACACGGACAATGAGGCAGTTTGCAGGGTTGAGTTATAGTAATTTGGGTCAGGGCAAAAAAACTCAACCTGAGACGTAATCATACCGTAGGTGTAATTCGGATCTACTGAGGTACGCAAAACGCGAACACGCGCATTGACAAACTGTTCCCCTGACGGTGGCAAAATGAAATACAAAGGTGTGGTGCCTGAGGTCTGAGGCAGCAACTTGGCTTGAATTGTGTTGAAATTGGCTTGTGCTGAGGTTGCACCTGAGCCAAAAGTCTGAAAGGTAATCGAGATTGTGCGACCACCCAGAAAGTCGCGCCCTGAGAACATACCGTCAGCGTAGCCACGGTTGTCATCTTGGTTGCGGATCCCAGGCAGTCCCTCTAAGCCGTCTACAGACAAGATTTGGTATGGAGATCCAGCACCGCCAAAAGACAAACCAGCAAAAGAGAATTGATAATCATTTGTTACAACAGGCATTAGATGTCCACCCGCGCCCCTCTTTGGCTAAGGGGCAGTGTTGCTGTCCCGAATTTGATTGCACTCATAGTCTGCGCTGAGATTTCGCTTGCGCTAGCAGTTGGGTATGAGATGTTTTGAGTTAGATTGAAACCTGATGCTGCGTTGATACCTGCAATGGTGTTTGTGTTTACATAACCGCCATTGTTATTTGGCATTGTTGGCATAACAGGGGTGTAAACAGGCGCATTTTTTATTGCATTGACAGCAGCCTGCTTTGCTCCCAACTCTGTAAGAGTCTTTGCCAATTCAGTCAACTTTTCTTTGAGATCATCAATGCGCTCTTGGGTGTCCTTGGCGATTTGGTCTAACGCTTCATTGTAGGTTTTCTGCACGTCAGCCAAAGACTCAGCAAGAGTCTTTTGAGCCTCAGCAACTGACTCTTTGTAATTCTTGTCTGCTTCAGCAAGTGCCTCTTTGAGATCCTTTGCAGCCTCAGCCAGTTTGTCATCACGCTCAGCCTGAGCCTCAATCATTGCCTTGCTGTAATCTGAATTTGCCTCAGCCAGCGCTTTGGTCAAATCGCTATTTACTTCAGCCAATGAAGTTTTAAGATCAATAGCAACCTGAGCGTATGCAGTGCGCAATTCGTCGGTTGCTAGATTAGCCCCTGTGTTCATTGACTTTGCCAAAACGTCTAAGCCTGTATTTGAAACCTTTTCCATTTCGACAAATGAAGCGTTGAGCGCGCTGATTGTTTCTGGTGAGGCATTGAGAATTGCATCAGCCAATTCATTGCCCACCGCTGGACCAGCAGCAACAACTTGTTCAATAAAAGTCTGAGTGAACCCGTTAGCCTGAAGAAATGCCGCTTTCTCTGCAAGGTTTTTGGCGTCTGCAATTCTTTGTTGCAATGAACCAAGTATCTGAGCGCCAGTTGCCTTGCCACCAAATTCTTCCATGCCAAACGCATCAGCCAAACTGAACCCTGTTTTGGAAGCAAACGCATTGCGCAAACGGTCTACTGACTTTTGAATAATGTCTTGCTGCTTGTCAGCAGCCTTCTTGATGAGGTCAGTAGATTTGTCGGCAGCCTTCTCGCGCAAATCTTTAATTTTCTCTTGAAGTTTGGTTTCAAGATCCAATGAGCGTTTGGCGTACTCTTTATTTGCAGCATCAATTTGCTCTTTGTTGCGCTTGTACGCAGCAGCAGTGGCTTCAAGTAGTGTCTTGTCAGCCTTGGCTATTGACTCGTTGTACTGCTTGTGAGCCTTAGCGGTGTCCTCATCGCGTCGTTTGGTTGCTTCAGCAACCTTCTCTTGTGAGTCTGCAATGACCTTGTTCATGTCTTTGTAGACCTTGGCAACAGCAGTCAGTGTTTTCTTAATCTCGTCAGCCTTCTTTTTGGCTTCAGCAGCACCACCGCCACCGCCACCAGCACCCCCGCCAGCGCCCCCGCCAGATCCTAAGCCTGAGCCGTAGGTAAACGCGCCTTCACCGTATCCTGCGTTGGCTTTCTTCAGGTCTGCCAAATTCTTTGCCGTTGTCTTAATTGACTCTGACGCTTTGTTTGCGCCGTCGGCAATTCCCTTTGCCCAGCCCATGCCTGGGATCTTTGCGAGCGCACCGACAAATTTACCAATGCTTTGAACCAACAAGGCAAACCCGTTCAAAATTACTTGAACGCCCTTAATTACAACACCTCTGAACGTCTCAGATTTTTTCCACGCTACGACAAAGCCTGCTGCAAGCAAGCCAAGTGCAGTCACAATCAACCCAATAGGGTTGGCGCGCATTGCATTGTTGAGCAGCATGATTGCTAATTTGAGATTGAATGCAGCAATTTGAGCAAGGGTGAACCCTTTTGCCTTTGCTGCCATAATTGCTACGTACGCTTTGCTTACCAGTGTTGTTGCAAGAATTGCTGCTCTGTACGCGTAAAACGCCACTGTCGCAGTAGCGACAAGTATTGCAAGCATTTTTATTGCGTCTGCGTTGTCTTTGAAAAGTTTTGTTATTGTGGTGATGACTGGCACAAGCACTTTCAACACGCCAAGAATTGCCTTGAACGCTGGCATAAGGATCTCACCAACAGCCACCTTGGCGTTTTCAAACTCTGCTGCCAAAGATTTCATTGTGTTTGCAGTGCCGTCAGCGGTTCGCGCATAATCGCCTTGTGCCAACGTAGTCTGTTCCATAACCAACGCATAAGTAACTTGCGCCTTGATTGCTGGATCCATGACGCCCTTAATCTCACCAAAGCCCATCGCCATTGCTTTGTTCTTCAAAGTCACTTCATTGAGCGCCACACCAAATCGTTTCAATGGTTCAGTCTCGCCTGACAAACCTGAGCGCAATGCGTTTAACGCGTCGTCAATAGATGTGTTGTTAAATGAGGCAAGGTCTGCTGCTAGTTGCACCAGGCTTGTGGACATTTCTGTTGCGGCTGGTCGTCCCACACCTAACGCTTGAAATAGATTTCCGTATGTACCTGCTGCTTCTAACGCCTTCTGAGATCCGATACCTAACGCGCTGGCAGACTTCTCGCCAAACTTCAGTATGCCGTCTGCGCTCTCACCAAAAACAACTTTGACCTTTGACACAGACTCAGCCATGCTTGAAGCAGCCATGATTGTGTCTTTACCAAATTGAACAATCTGAGTTGCAGCAAAAGCCACTCCCAAAGTGCTTGCCATTTTCTTTGCAGTGCCAAGCATGTTTTGCATACCAGTATTGGCGGTAGCAACACTGCCGTTCATGTTTTTAATGCCTGCTTCAGCCTGAGCCAAGCCAGCCTTCAGTTGAGATACGTCTGCTGCAATTTGAACCAGAATTGGTGGGATCGCGTTGCTCATGCTATCCCTTCACTGCTTTAATAAATGCTGCTGTAAAGATCCTATTCAAAGATCCATTGCGGATCAGTTCAATAGCAGCAGGCGCTAGGTAAGGGTATTTTACGCCACTTTTCCAACGCGGTGAGCCTAATTCAACAGCCCTAGCATACTCCGTGCTTGCCCCGACAACAGCAATGTAGTTGCCAAAACCGTATTTCACGTCAGTCCTAATAGATCTACGCAACGCGCCTGTAACTACGTTTGGTCCAGGTCCACTTCCAGCAATACGCGGTGTCCCTTTTTTGTGAGTTCCCGTGTTGGCATTTTTTTGTGCTTCACGTTGGATCGCAAAACCCGCAGTGGCAATTGCAGTTTGCGCAGCACGTTCAAGCATGTCCTCTTGAACTTCTAAGCCAGCAAGCACTTCAGCAAGATTGCGTACGACTACTGCACCCATTACTCACTTGCCCTTTCTGCTTTTGCGCTTTCCACTGTTGCTGCTATTGAGATAAGCCAATCTGCTGTGCCAGCAGGTAACTCATCTACTTGGTCAGGCGTCCAACCAAACCGATCTGCAAACTGGAAGTAATACCATTGGTCATCAGGGTATTCAAAGTCCTCATGTCTTTGTCCACCCTTGATTACCCATTTTAAGCGTTCAAGTTGTCGGTATGGGCTTTTGGGTCTGCCTCAGTCTCATCTGTCTTACCCAACTTTGGGAACAGTGACTTTTGCGCTTCCTTTGTTTCCTCAACCAGAAAGTCATAATCTTCCATTGTGAGTTCGCCTAGCATTTCAATCTTGACTGACGGGATAAGCAGGTCAAATGACCAATCCTCAATCAGCATTGCCAATAGCGCGTCTGTCAGCGCCATAGCCTTAGATAGATCTCCACCCTCAGTCTCATCTGTTACGCGCATAACGCGCTTGCGATCCTTAACGCGCAGTGAGTTTGGATCCTTGAATGTGACTGTTGCGCCTGACGGTAATGTTACTTTCTTAGCCATTTTTGCCTCCATGTAGGTTTGCCTTCATTTTATTGTACTAGATAGGGCAATGGGGTGCGGGATCGCGGGAAGGCAATTCCACGATCAACCTGACCACCCCATTGCTTGGTTCTATTAGATGTATGTTGCAGCAGGCTTTGCGTTTTGCAGCACCCACTTGATGTTGCTAAAGCCACCTGAGACACCAGCATCAGTTGCATTACCCTGAGCGTTCAAGTCAACTGTGACCTGTACGTAATCTTGTCCACGCTCAATCACTGCTGCGGTGTACGCACCCTTTGTGAGTGTTGCTTGGATCTGAGTTGCTGTTGCACCTGCGCCCTGAGCCCAGTTCAGCACGATTGCTGGTTGAGTGTTAGTTAGGAAACGTGTAAGTTCTGTGTCGTTTTCCATGACAAATGTGAATTTACCTGTTGTCTCCAAAGCACCCACAAATACTGCGTATGGGTTCTGAGTGTTTGAGATACCAAAGATAGGTGTCACTGGGCGCTTCATGTCGATGTTTCCTGACACGGTGTTTGAAACCGCTGAACCACCGATAGAGACAGTACCTGTCCAAACTGGAGTTGGCAACACTGTGCTGAAAGTAGGTGTTGGAGCAGCAACCGTTGCTGATTGGAAACCAGTTGTCTTGGCGTCGTATTCAAGCAACCCGTCAGCACTGAACTTCAACGAGAAATCAGTGAATTGAATGCCTGGGTATTGACGCACTGCTGCTGCATAGAAATCAGTGATTGTGTAAGACAATGGCTGAGCGTCTGCTGCTGCTGCAAGAGAGTTTTTGAGCGCGATTGTGTGAGTGAAAGGTGCTGAAGCGCCTGTTGTGGCGCAAGCACCTAACAAACCAGTTAGCGCGTAACCAATTCCGTCAGCGAACGCTGCTGAACTGAAATCAAAGGTTGAATACTCACGCCCTGGAAGGTAGTTGTAGTTCTCAACAAGCGAACCACGTAGTCCCTTGTCGTACAGTGGATCAATGATGTCTGCTGGCTTGACGCTATCAGCCATCACCATTAGATAATCTGTTGGTGCAACTGCAGTTCCCTTGGTTACTTCTTTCGCAATACCTATGTAACTGCGTACGCTATTTTGTCCTGGCATTTCACTCTCCTAATGTTGGGTCTGACGCGGCAGACGTTGCTGGTGTTGATTTGTGTGCGCCTGCTGGTACTACATTAGGCACGTCAAACTTCTCAGGCGCTTCAAACTCGTCGCCTGGTTTCACGGTGATCCCCAACGTAGGGAACACGCGTTCATCTGTTCCGTTGTACTTGTATTTCATGCTTTCTCCCTATGCGTTGATCATTTCCGTGACTTCAAATTCTACCTCAGCATACGTTTCCGTCATGCCTTCTTCAGCCGTTGAAGGTTCGCCGTAGCGCGTAGTAATACGCGGTTCAGCGCCCTGCCAAACCAAAGTGCCGTTCACGTCCCCAAATCGGTGATCTGAACGCAGGCGTGTTTTGATTGCGTCGATAAGCGTATCAAAACTGGTCATTGCTGCTTCTGCGTTTCGCTCAAATGAGTGCTGATAGATCTGCAAAATGACTGTGTAATCAACGCGCTTGATACCGTTGGTTGCACCGCCAATAGCAACTCTGCTCTCAGTCTCTGACGCAATAAAGATAATTGCAGCAGCCCGTGTGTCAGATCCAGGTGTTGAATTGACGTTGAAATCAATGCGCTTGGGAAATGACGTGAAGATTTGGTTGAGGTTTGGAATTGGTTGCACAGACAAAAATGAGTAGATTGTCGCGCGTACCCCTGTGCGCCCTGCCATTAACGTATCCTGCGGTAGAGGTTCACCATGTCTAGGGCTAACTGGATGTCACTGCCGTAGCGCGTTGCGCCTTGGATCTCACTGCCCTGAGCGCGCGTGGTAATACTCATTGTGTTTGACTTGTCTCCACGAATACGTATAAACGCCGTTGTAAGCAGGATTGCAGCCTGTTTAATCGCATTAGGTAGATTTCCTATGGCAACACCCGCAACGTGCGTAAAAACCAGCGCTGAGGTCAAGGGAACAGTGGTAGAACCGTAGGTGTAGGTTGAGGCAACTGTAACTGTTTCAGACAAAGCGCCGTCGTAAATTCGCAATGACATACCCGCAACAATGCCTGCACTGCTGGCAACGGTCAATGAGGTTGCAGCAGCCACAGCCGTCACAATCGCGGTATTAACGTAGCCTGCAACGTAGGTGTATTTGGTGAACAACTGTTGATTTGGCGCGTAAGATCCAAATGAAAGTGGACCAGCGCTGGAGTAGGTTGCGCTCATCTGCGACAAAGGCACAATCACCTGTTGAGACTCAAACCAGCACTGTGAAGGATCTGTCAGGGTTTGAAGGTTGTTTGGCGTTGGTCCATATTGAAATGACTCTAACGCAATTACAGGGTTGTTGTTTGGGTGCAGTGAAATGAAACCTTGGCTGGTCATGCGCACTCGTTGAGTCTCTGTGTTTCGCTTTGCCACAAGGTTTTGGTTCAAATACTCGTTCATGTACGATGAAGCGCGCAAAATGATGTTTGCCAACTCCGCGTCCTGTGCGGCTTGATTACCGCCTGAGACAAGGTTGTTGATGTCCAGTGAGGTAGGCGCGTTTTTGAACTCTGCAACGGTCAGGTAGGCACTCTCGTCATCAATCGTGTCAGCCGTAATACCCACTGCCATTTGTTACTCCCCGTCTCTTTGCGGTTCCCCGTTTGTGTGACCGCAACGTGAACATTTGCGAAACCAAGATCCAAACCCACATTCTACGCAGTTAAAACCTTTTGTGGCGTCGCCTTGCGAGTATGGAGTAAGCGTTGCTTCAAAAAATCCTTCAGCCTTCATTGCTCTTGCTGCGCTTGGGCTATCTACGTTGTAGATCCCGCCATGATCAGGCTTGTATAAACGCCCATTGACTTCAGTTTCGCGTACGCCTTTGTCTGATGCTACCAATCTTGCCATTGTTTGCCCTCTCTATTTAAGTGAGGGGTGCGCCCCGTAGAACGCACCCCCCATTGCCTTGCTGTATTCAGTTATTAAGCAGAGATAATTCCTGATACTGCGCCGTTCCATGCTGGTGCGGTGCAGAAGAAAGTACCACGGAAGTATGTTGAGAAGTCGTAGGTGAACTGAGTTACTGGCCACTGGATACCCATGTAGTCCTGTACCAAGAAGTTCGCCCATACATCAGATACCTCTGTGTCAGGAATTGGAAGTGTGAATGAAAGAACAGGTGATACGCCTGAGTTCAACCATGGGTGTACCACGATGTCCACTGACTTACCTGTTACTTCGTTCTGAAGTCCAGTAACGATAGAACCGTATGTGGTTCCTGATGTTCCTGGGTTATCGATTGTTAGACGGTAGTTTGCTGTTGAGCCGTTCTTGATCGCGTCTGAAAGTTGCTTACGATCATTTCCGTTCATTAGAACCATGTCTGGATCTGCCTTGACGTTCTGGTACAAGTTAGCAAATACAGCCTGGTATTCAACACCTGGGTTAGAAGTAGAGAATGTGCTGTTGATTGCGTTGTTGAAACCTGAGTTTGGTCCAAGCACTGTTGGCAAAATGCCGTCGTAGCCTGTTGCATACGCAGATGTGTCAGCAGCAGCACGTGTTGCAGCAGCGCCAGTTGTTGTCAAAGCAGCGTTGTTGCCTGTTAGTCCTGTTGTGCCAGCGCCCTGAATTGTGAATGTACCTGTTCCCTTTAGAGTTCCCTGGTACTTCAAGTTTGCGTTACCTGTTGCTGTTCCAACGTAGATGTTGTAACCAAGTGCGCCTGCGACTGCTGTTGAAACTGTGACTGTTAGTACGTCACCTGATGCAACCACTGTGTTGGCTTCTGTTCCAAGGATTGACTCACCAAAACCGTTTACTGAGATACCAGCGTCAGTTGTGACGTTGACATAGTAAGTGTTTGCGGCAATTGCAGTTTGACCTGTTGCTGCCACTGGTGAAGCAAGTGCGAAGGTAGGTGCTGATAGTGCGCCTGAGTAACCTGAGGCTGTACCGCGTGCCATTAGCATCATGCGCTCTTCCATAAGCATTGTTGCGTATAGAGTTGAGGTTGATGATAGTTGGCGTAGATCCTGGTAACCCAAACCTGAGAAATTAGCGTCAAATGACACTGAATCAGATAGTGAGTATGAGTTGTATGGCAGTACTAGATCATCAGCAGAGTATGAAATCTTTGGTCCACGCTCGTAGTTGATTGAACCAAAAGCAGTTGTTGTGCTTTCTGTGATACCTGGCCATGTGTTGCCAACTCCACCTGTACCTGTACCTGTGTATCCAAGAATACGCTTGACACGGTGTGATGTGCCTACGCCCTTCTTGCGTGGGATACGGTTACGTAGAGGTGTTGGACGTGGTGTAAGCAACTTTGAAGGTGCTTCCAAGTCAAACGCAGCAAATGATGTGCTGAGTGGGCTTGTTAGTGTGATGTCCTTCTGAATGTCCTGCATTGCTAGGCGCTGTGCCGCTAATGCGTTTTGAAGTCCTGCTGCTGCGTCAGGTGAAAGTGACTTGCTTGCTGCAAGCATTTCCAACTGTGAAGTAGCGTCTGGTGCTGGTGCTTGTCCTGGAACTGTTGAAGCGTTGTTCAATGACTTGCTGAGTTCAGCAGTGTATTGATCCATACGTTCAGCAGCCTCAACAGGCGTAGATCCGTCAAACAGATCCTTAGCGCGTGGCATTTCAGCCATAGTTGTGGTTCCTTTCGGTTGGGTTTGGTTACTTGTTCAGGGTTTCAGTTGCTTCTGCGTAAAACTTATCCGCAAGCGCCTTGTATCCCTTAGCAAGATCTGGGTCTGTTGCTGCATTTGCTTTCGCTTTGTAGGTGGCTGCTTTGAGCACGAGATCATTTGAGGTTCCCCCTAATGGTCGTGCTGTTCGCTTTGGTCCACCCGCCACTGCGAGAGATTTGGCTTGTGCTAACTCAGTCTCCAAACCTATTGCTTTCTCCTGTGCTGCCTCTTTTGCAGCAACTAGCGAAGCAATCTCTGATTTGAGTGCTTTTGTTGCGCTTTCTACCACTTGCTCTACTATGGCATTAAGATCCGCTGAATTATCTTCAGTGGAATTATCTGGTGTGACTTCTTCAGTCACTTCTTCAGTTGCTTCTTCAGCAACTACCTCATCTGTTTCAGCAGACTTAGGTGTTTCACTTGGTGCAACCATGTCGGCTGTTGTGACGTCTGACTGTCCGTGAGTTTCCTCTGGACGGTGGCAACCGCACTCCAAGCACTTATCCATTGTTGCTGACTTTTCGGCAGACATATATTTACTCCAGCATTTATCTGCTGCGTCATCGTCCATACCTGCTTCTTTGCAACGCTTCATAAAATCTGTTTTTGACTCGTCAGCATCAGGTTTCATGTCCCCCTTGTGATGTGATTTTTCTTCTTCAGGCTTTACAGCCAATTCAATACTCTCTTCCATTACTTCCCCTTCTGCTTCTTCGCCCTCATACCAGGCGTGTAGGTGACTGATCGCTTCAAGCAGGTGCGCAATTGACTGGATCTCGTTGTGACCCTCTTTCATTGCTTCTGCTTCAACTGAAACAAGGTTTGCCAGTGCGTCGCGTGCTGCTTCAAACTGAACTTTGTCAAACTTCAAAATGTCGCCCACAATGGACTTAGGTACTGAAATAGTTTCTGTTGCCACTGGGCTTCCCTCTTTCGCTAATGTGTCCTCAGATTGTAATACTTCTGACTCAATTAAGTCCTCAACTTGAACCACTGTGTCATCGCCTGAGGCTGACTTAGCCAATACCAACTGGCAGTTAGGGTTGGCTGGACGATCAACAAGGCTAACCTCAACAATTTGTCCGTCCACAATACGCCCGTTCATTGCTGACTTATCGCGTGTGACACGTGGGTTTTTAATTCCAATGCTGAACCCTTTAAGTACGCCTGCTTCAACCTTCTTAACTGAAACTGGATCTACCACAAGTGCAGAAATGTAATGACCGTCAGCCTTGGCTTCGTAGTCTGTTGCCACGCCTGCTGCAATGTTGCTGTGTTGTTCTCTGATGTTGCCACCTGATTTGAACCAGTGAGGCATTGCGCGGTCTAACCAATCACCGTCACAGATCTGTTGGTCAATGTCAATGCTGTCGTCGGTTGCTTTGCCGTAAACGGTCAGTGTGCCGTCAGCGTGCTTGTCAGCCTTTTCAATACCAAAAAACGCGGTAGTTAAGTTAGACATGTTTCTCCCTATTACGCTGAGTAAGTTAGAACAATTGCGCCTGTTGCTGAGGCTGCTGCTGAGATACCGTAAATAATGTCGTTAGCGCTTACGTAAAACACCTGATTGGCGTTAGCGGCAAGTGTGCGACCAACGGTTGCGCCTGACGTAGCAATAGTTTCGTCGCCAATAAAGATTGCTGCGCTATGCCCGTTGTGAATGTTAATTGGGGTGTTTGGTCGCGCGTTGCTATCTACTTGGTGCAGAATTGACGCTGTTGTAAGTGTGCTTGCGTTGATGTGCTTAAATGCCATGTTATTCCTCAATCCACTCTAATTTAACCTCAGCCAAGGCTTCTTCAAGGCTCTTCGTAACTTTAGCAGGTTCTGCGGCTTTGGGTTCGGCAAAGTAGGGCAAACAGTCCCCCTGAGTGTGCGAAATCAAAGAGTAAAACGGGATCTGCTTACCGTTGGGCATGGTCAACTCAGTGTTTTCGTCAAGTTTGCCTGAGTACGAGATCTCGCCCCATGGCGTGCCTACTGTTGTTTTATTCTTTGATGACAATTTGTATCCCCTTTGCTTTGAGTTGGTTTATCAAATCTTCCTCATAAAACTTAGGCGCAGACGAGAAAGTTACACTTTGAATGTCGTCAATGGAGACACCGCCGTGTATCTGCACTTCCCAGTATGACTGAGAGTTTTTAAACCTTTCAAAAACAACATTTGGCTCAACGCCGTTTTTTAAATCACCAAACATTCCCCGATTACTACCGATTACCCCGTTTGTGCTGATATTTGCTGAGGCTTGCGCCAAATCATTGCGCGTGACGTTACCTGAAAGCACATCTGAAATGGATACTGGGTTTTGTTCAATAAATGAGTCGCCTAAGGTCATCGTTGTGCGTCCCTTGACGCTATCTTTGAGTTGAACTTGTATTTTTCCGTAAGCGTCAGCATCGCCAAAAACACTGCCGTAAATTGGACGCTCGGCATTTGAAACTGCTCTTGGAATACCCATTGCTTCAGACTCCACCATGAGTCTGCGCTCCATGTACTCTGAATAAGTTGGTTTTTCAAACGCTGATTTGAAACGCCCGTCCTTGACAACGCCTTCCAACGACTCTGAACTGATGTTAATTCGCACTGGTTGTTCCGCTATTTCAACAAAGGATCTGTTCAAAATGTCCTCAGCCAGTAATCTTTGATCCTCTGGCAACACGCCAAACCTGTCATCAAAAGTGTTTGCCATTTTGGTTGGTTTGAGCGTGTAAGGCATTGAATCACCCGTTGCAGGTGCAATGTCCACAACGCCATTTGCGTTTGGCTCAAACTCAGGAATGACAGGTAACAACACGCAACGACAATGCGGGTGAGCAGGCGGTTGAGTGTGGTTTGATCTGAACGTGCCGCCTATGTCAATGACTTGTCCATTGTTTTTCTTGCAAATGTCGCAAGGATCTGAGGTTGCCCACTCCATTTGCTCCAGTTTTGCTGCTTGGTAGCGAGTGATTGCGCCATAACTCATTGCGCGGTTAGTCTCGGTGATAGCAATAGATAGCGCTCGCGCAGGGTTGCCAATTGCGTCATTGATAAGTTTGGCTGAGCGCGTGTCAGATAGTCCCTGAGCAATGCTGTCAGCCAGCGCTGTGCCCACTCTGTCGTACCCAGTCTGGTCAAGATCCTTGATTGTGACTCTTGCTCTGCCTAATAACTCTTGAAATGCTTTGGGTGGTCGCAATAGTGTCGCCGTTGCTGCGTCACCTGGTCTCCAGTTGTCCCAATCCACGTAATCAGGTGAGCCTGCTTTCTTAGCCTCACGCGCTCTGGCAATTTGATCGTCGCCAAACGCTTCACCCAGCACAAACCCGTCTGCCCAAGTCTTTTGCAGCACTTCAAGCAACGGTTCATTGTTGATCCGCATGTTGAGCATTGCCCATGCTCTGGCTCTGGCGCGATCTTGCACAGGGTTTTTGGACACTGCGGGATTAGTGAGACGGTATGCAGCAAGCACCCGCTTAGCGTCAATCCCCTGCCGCAATGCTGCTTGGATCTTACGTGCGTTGGTTGTCGCTATGCGCACATCTGCGTTGTGTGCGCCTTGGTTCATGCTAAATACGCCTTTGCCAATGCTTTGGCTGTATCTAAGTCCCCGTCAAACACGCACTGGTTGAGCGCTTCAGCAACTATCGGGTCAATTGTCTTGAACTCAAAATCACGTCCCCTGTCGCCTTTCTTAGCCCACTTCATAAATGCTTGAACCTCTTTGACAGTCTCAACCGTCACTGGTGTCTCTTCAACTTCAGGCTCTTCAACTGCAACTGGCTCTTGAATTGCTGTTGCTTCAGCACCTTCCAGCGCTGGGGCTGTTGTGAGTTGAGCAGCATTGATCAATCCGTCAGGGCTGAACAAGAACATACCTGCACCGCTAACCAAAATAGGCATGTCCGCTTGTGGAGTGTCTAGTAAAGGCAATCCCATTTCAGATCTACGCTCATTGATTGTCTTACCGCCTGAGGTAATCTCAATCTGGTTTTTACGGGCATTGGCTTCATCGTCCATGCGCTTGCTTGTCATGAGTTTGAATTCAAGTTCACGTGGCATACCCAAGTAGGTGTATGAAAGGTTGGTCAGCATTTTGCTAATCCAGTTTGCTAGTGGCTGAATACCAAGCGCTTCTGCGTTTGCTGCTTGTCCCTCTGAGAAACCTGCACCGCCCAAACCGCCCTTTGGCGCAAATCCGATTTCACTTGGCTGAACTCCAAAGTGTCCACAGATTGAGTTCACAAGGTAATCGTCAAGCGTGTCTTTAAACTTCTCGCCATAGCCGTCATTGGTCACTGGCACTAAGCCTGTTGGCAATAGTCGTGCGCGCTTGCGTTGCTCTGTCTGTCCCGCAAGGTCATCATTGAGAATGTTCTCGTAAGCACGTAGCAAGTCAGGGTTATTGCCCCAGTCTGCTGTCGTGGTAAACATTAGATCTGGAATTACGCCGTCAGTGTATTCAGCGCGGATCCATTGCTGACGACGTAGATAAATGTCAGCCAAAGGTAGTGCGCGCTCAACTGGTGAGTAGCCGTAAATACTTGTTGTGCGACGGTTGCGAACCATGTACGCCAAATCGTCAGCAGTGAACTCACCGTCAGCATTTGGGTCATCGTCGTTTGCAGTAAACTCAGCGCGCGGGAAACCGTAAAGGATCTGTTGGTAAGCAACGTCAGGTGCTTGTGGTCGCATACCTCTGTCGTCCAACATTGGCTTGATAGTTGAGCCGTCTAGGATCTGAAACCCGTAAAGATCTCCACCCACGCTCATCTGTGGCCATACTGCTAACGCGTCAATAACAAGGATCTCTTCAGCCGCAATCATCAGCCAATCTGAAAAGGTCAAACCGTTGCTGCGGTCTGGGTTTTCCCAAAATGTTTTTAATCGGTCAATGTCCTCAGTGAACTCTGCGCGCGCCTTAGCCATTGCGTGAATATGATCTCCACCTGACTCTGCTGCAATCTTTTCAGACGCGTCTGAACCAAGGACAATGTCCCATTCCAATCCAACAAGTTTGTTTTTGCTGACTTCAACGCAACGTCGCAAAATGTCGATCTGATCTGCTGCTGAGCGCAATGTCTTGAACGGGATAAGTTTTGTTTCAGTGATGTTGATGTTTTGTGCTACTTGGTATTCGTAGCGTCGCGGATCTGGTCGCCCGTCATCGCGCAATGGGTTGATCGCGCCTGGAGTAATCGGTACACCTGGACCAAACGCAACAGGCTTAAACTGTTCACGCCCCAGCGGTACGTTGTTGCCGTATGACTGCCCAATAGATCCATTGCGCATGTCTTGTTCGGTCATAGTTACTGCACCTGCTGGCAGTGCGCGCTTTTCAATTGCTGCTGCAATCTGCTCTGCGATACGGTCTGTTATGCGACCCACGTGTATCCCCCTTGTTTGCGCCCCTTGTAAATCAGGCTTCGGTAATCGTATCAGGCTCAGGGGTGTCTGTAACCTCAATTATGTTGTTGTTTGGCTTGGAAGGGTCATAACCGCCTAGCCCGTATGTAATTGATTTCATTATGCAGTCCTCATTGTCATTCTAAATACTGGGTTAGCAAGAGTTAGTGAAACTGCGTTGGCAAATGCGCCAGTTACGCCCGATTGTTGGTAGCCAGCGCTTATTGTTGTGTTCAATGCAACTGGATAACCAAACCCCATAAGAGGTGAAACACCGCCTGTACCGCTTGTTGAAAAGTATGTGTTTGGTGAGCCAATAGTTTGCGAGTTTGCAGCCAACCAATAAATTCCTGGAGTTAGCACTTGGTTAATTGTAACCGAGTAGACGGTGCTTGCTACTGTTACTGAAACGGTACCCGCATCTAAAATAAGCGTACTTGGTTGTCCTTGTGTGTCTTGATAAATACCTAGTCTTACAATTCCTGAACCAGCAAATCCAGTGCCAGAACGGATTGAAATTCTTGTGTATGTCGTGGTTTGTGGCACAAAAAATGCATTGTAATAAGTTACATTGCCAGTTATTATTCCATTGCCAGTTTCAGAACCTAAGTTTCCTAATGCTGGGTAATCTCTGCCAGACACAGGCAAAAGAAAGTTTAAAGCACTACCGCCACCGCTTTGTGCAACCCATTGAGTGTTGTAATCTGTTGCGTCAATCTTTGCTAATACTTGTCCAGCAGCACCGCCTACTGGTACGCCTGCCCCTGTTGCGCCCGTATTACCTGTATCGCCTTTTGGACCAGTAGCGCCAGTAGCGCCAGTAGCCCCTTGTGCCCCTTGTGCGCCTTGTGCGCCTTGTGGACCAGGTGAAGTGACTTCAATGTTGTTTGTCGTCTCAGTGACAACAATGTTTGAAGTGTTTGGTTGAACGATTACGACATTGTCGCTCATCGTGTTACCTGCGGTGAAAGAGTGAGTTGCCCTTGAACTAGGCGCGTGACAACACCTGAACCTGAGGTCAATTCAAGATCGTATTCGTAGATACCGTCAATCAACGCCCCTGTTTGAGCAGCAGTAGCGTGAACAGCAACCAAACCTGTTGCAGCGGTGATTGTTATGCCGTTGCTTGGGCTGCTTAAAGATAATGAAGCAATGAGGCTATCGGTAGGCGCGCGTAACTGCATTGCAGCGGTATAACCAGTGAGGTTGATAGGTGTGCCGTTGCTGTCTTGATAAGTGAAATTAACAAACCAATCTGCGCCTTGATCAATAGTTGCGTTGTAAACCGATGCCATGAAAGTCCCCTATCCGACTGCTGGCGTAATAATAGCGCTTCCACACTTCAAGCACATGGCTGAAGATTTTGGGTTAGGCAAATTGCAGTTAGGGCAAAAGTTAGCAATGGCGTTAAAGTAATTCATTACGTTTTGCGTGCCCAAAAGATCGGCAAACCCCTGCACCATTGCGTCAATGCGATCTGGTGAGTCTGGGTCGTCAGGTGTCCACACGGTCATCTGATCCTCTAATTTGGCGAACTCTCCAATGTGGTGGATACGTCCCTGCTCATACATTGCTGCAACTGGCTCAGCGCGTAATCTCTTACCCACGTGCGCTCGCACTTCTCGGATTGGTAGCCCTAATCGGATTTGCTTCAACACCGCACTCACCATGTCACCGCCCTGATTGACTTCAACCAGGATTGAGTCTGCTTTCCACTCGTCAAAAACTGAAACCGCTTTGCTTGCCCAATCAAGTGGAGATCCCTTGAAAGAATAATCACCCAACACGTATCCGTGTCCTTGCGCGTCAGATCCCAACACAACAATTCCCGTCTCATCACTATCTTTTGTATTAGTGACTGCGGGATCGATAGACACAACTATTCTTGCCAGCGCTGGAGCCTTCTGGAGCCTATTGCGCTCAATAAGTCCCCTAGTCCACAATGCGCCCTCAACGTCGTCCAAAATCTCGCCAAACAGTTCCTGACGCCCTAATCTGGTGCCTGCGTATCTGGCTTCAAGTTCAAGCAGCGCTGAAGGTGCAAGGTTTTTGGCGTTGTCAAAAGTAGATCCGCGAGTGATAGCCACAGATCCGTCATTGCGCCCTGCCAATGCTCTGATGAGCGCTGTTGGTCTAGGTGTTGTGGTGACAACAATGCGCGGTTTATCTCCCAAGCGCATACCAAACTGCAACTGATCCCACGCGTCACTGTACCTATACGCTGCTAACTCATCACACCACGCGCCGTGATGCTGTGGTCCACGGAACCGATCAGGCTTGTCTGCTGAAAATAGTTTTATCTGCGATCCGTTGTGCAAAAGGATCTCACCAAGAGATCTGTTCCAATCCTTCAACGCCTTGTAACGTCTCAGAACATTGAGTACGCCTGACTCGCCCTCAGCGCAGGTATCTCTGGCGTCACCGTAGGTTGGTCCAACTATCGCCCAGCGCGTGTTGGGTTGGCTGATTGCTTCCCAAGCAAGCCACTCAGCAGCAGTGCGTGTTTTACCTGCACCGCGCCCAGCCATGTACAACCAAATAGCCCAATCACCCTCAGGCGGTAGTTGTTCCTGTCTCGCCTGTTCCTGCTTCCAGCGCCAGCGTGACGCCCTGATCCATTCCTCTGAGGTTAAGGGCAATTCGCTCAATGTCGGCTTCAATTCCACTTGCGTCATACGTGACCACCTCTGCTTGGATCTTTGTTGGTGCGTAAAGTCCTAACAACTTGCTACGCTCTTGAATGCACTTCAATACAAACTCGCCTGCCTTGATGTTGGGTAATACGTCTTTCGTCCCAATCGCGTCAAACCAATGCGCCCTCTGCAATCGGTCTAGGCGATCAATCTCCATGTTGCGCAGTTCATCAGCGGGTTGCTGTTGTGTGCGCACCATTGCCCTTTGGTAAGCCTTAAACGCGCCTGAACCGTTTGCGTATCCAACCACCTCAGCAATAGCGTCCCAAGTAGCCCCTGAACGCTTCAGTTCAAGCACCTTGATCTCTTTGTCTATCTGCTCTGGCTTAGGTGTCTTTCTCATGTGTGTTTTGCTTCAACTTCCGTTGATAGTAAATTTACTATCTCTTGTAATGTGTCTGTGTAATCGCACAACTGCCAGCAAGAGTTATCTAACACGTGGTCAATTATTTTGTTTTCAATCGTGCGCATTATTTTAAGGGTTGTTTGAGTCTTTACGTAATCTGCAAACTCATTAATCTCGTTTAAATCGCAATCAAATAGAGACGCAGGTTTGTTTGCCTTACCAACATGTTTTCTCATCTATGTTTCCTATTCATCAGGAAAAGATTACATTACGCATGAGATCCGCGCCAGCCTGAGGTGTTAGCCCTGAAGGTATTTCAAACGCCTTGTACGTGCTTGCAAGGTTTCTGTGCTTAGTCTCTCTGCCTTTAACCCAAGTAGGGTTTTGTGTCTTGCCTGTCAATAAGGATCTTTGTGCGCGACGTTCAGCGCAAATTGAAGGCTCAGTGTTCAAGTAGAACAGGTGGAACTCTCCAATGCCCTTGCACAAATCAAAAAAACGTGAGTTGGCTAGTCTGTCGCCTTCTCCATAGATGATTGAATAGTCTTTGGCGATGTTGGGTAGCCACGGTTCAATCGCAAGTATCGCCGTATTGCCAAGCGTGTCTGTTCCGCCAAACGCTGGTCTAAGCCAGCCAAGTGAGAGTGCGTCGCCATGCGGGGTATGGTGGGTTCTGAATTTGATTGGTTGCTCATGTTTGGCGTGGTCTCTCCAATCGTGTGTAAATGCTTCTGTCAAAGTTGTTTTGCCTGATCCTGGCGCGCCTATCAAGTAAATGATCTTCATTTTTGCCCCCTCTATCGAACAAAACCCCTACTCAGATTGAATAGAGGTGTTGTCCAGCACTCAACAGGCGGTTGCCTGCCAGTAGCCGTAATCTAACTGTGTTTTGTAATTAACGCAAACTATCAATCCACTTCTCAGCGATAGCAGGTGATAGCCCGTATCCGCTTCTGGCTAATCCTGAGAAATAAGCATTGCGCTCACCTAACTCTGGGTAAATCGGTATGCCGCCTTTGCCCTTTGCTCGCCAGCCTAATGACATCTCCCAATCACCTGACTTGACTATCCCCAATGCAAGCGCCGTCATCAACATCTCTTTTGCGTCATCTATTGCCTTGTCAGCGGTTGCAGCAATTGAAGATCCGACACGCGTCACGCCGTTGATTTGTGCTGCTGAGAGTGATTTGTATGGTCTTAGGTGATGAACGCGGTACGGTGAATAATCTAATTCAGCGTTGTGCGAGATCCAGGTGACACCCGCAAACAATGTCACGTCACGTGATAGATCTGCCCCGTATGCGCCTGTGCAATTCAAAATAGCGTCAGCCTCAATGATTTGTCCTGAGTCAGTTGTGACGTAGTTTGGATAGACGCCAACAACGCGCTCAATGAGATCTGGTGCAACCAATGGCGTAATCGGATCTACCAGCCACCAATCCTTTTGTTTGTTTACTTCTCGGTTGCGCCAATTTGATACATACGCTTCTCTGGATCCTGCTGCACCCCAAGCGCTGTACCACTCCCAAGATCTTTCAAGGTCATCACGCTCGGATTTGTCGAACCATGTTGGGCGTATCGTGGCAAGGGCAGATCTTGACGCAGACTGCTCAGGCGCGTGGTCAATCAGCGTTACGTCCCAGCCTTTATCACGTGCAATACGCGTGGTTGAAGATCCTGCAATGCCAGCGCCAATAACAATTAGTTTCATCTCAGTGCAATCTGCTTTGTGTCACGGTAAACGCCTTTGCGCTTTTTGTCTATGCCTTCCCAGCCGTTCAATTCACCTAAGTATGCGTGTGGCAGTGTCTCGTATCGCGCTTTGAACGCCAAGGCAGTTAGATCCGACGGTACACGCAACAACTGTTCCTGCATTTCATCAATGTCAATACCGACGTAGTAGCGCCCTTTGTTCAGCGCGTAGAAATCGCACAGTGAGGTTTCAGCCGTTTCAATGCTTACTTGTGAGGTTTTGCCTGTGAGGTTTTCAACCACCTTCAGGCTCAGTTCATCTAGGTATGCAATCTCAGCGGGTGAGTTGCCTTGCGGTAGTCCAGGAAAGAACAAGCCCAGTCCCTTGCGTGGTCCACTTGAATTAGCGTTGCCCATGTCGGGTGCTGCAAGGTTGAACCCGTGAGACTTCATCAAGATCTCTGCTGTTTTGTATGCAGCCCAGCGCCCATTGCCGTACACCGTTGTCAATTCATCGTTAAGTGTTTTCCAATTTGTCAGCGGATCCTCAGACGTGCTTGCACTATCCAACCAAGCCCCCAAGCCACCGTGTTGCTCTGCTTTGGCGCATAGTGAGTCAAGGTGTTGCGCAAACCGCAATGTTGCTCTGTGAGATCTGCGCGGTTGAGCAATAGGCAATTTCAAGGTTGCCTCATCTGGAACGGTCAATGTTGGATACAGGCTGAACGCTTTGAGCGCTGATCCCATGTGGTAGTAGCCAACAAACAAAAACGTCAGCCACAATCCGCTTTCACGGTTCATTGAGTCAGCAAACCATTTCAACACTGGGTACGCAGGATCCATGTCACGCGATTGAGTCTGCGCTTCGTGGAATTGAGTGTAATCAGCCCAAAGGCTCACTTACTCTTGCCGCCAATCTGAGGCATAGGTATTTCGCCTTTCAGCGCTTTTGCCATGTTGTCCTCACGGTTTGTTCTGCTCTCACGTGCTTTGGCTGTCTCTACTGCAAACGTGAAGCAATCCTTCATGCCACGCAACGCGTAGTAAACAATTGAATAGCGGTATGAGTCTTTGGCGCTAGGCGTCATTGGTGTCACGCCATGCACGTACTTGTATCCTGCAAAGAATGTCACCCAGCCGTCACGACATGAACAAGTGAAATTGTATTCAGGTAGCGTCAGGTATCCGCCCTTCATCTTTCTGCGGATCACTGGCATTGCAGACCAAGTGGCAAAGTTGAACCCGTCACGGTGGTAAGGCAGGGTTGAGGCTTTATTGACAACTCCAGACGTCCACAGTGCGTCATCAGTCATGCGCCACTCATCAGCCACGTTGTTATCTGCAAGCGCTTTGCGATCTGCTTCGTAAAGATCAGGCGCAAACTCTTTGTACATCTGCGCAAACTTCTCAGCAAACGCAATCAGCACTGCGTGTTCATTTGGTTGTTCATGCGCTAATGAGGTTGCTCTGCAACTCTCTCGCTTCTGAAAGATCTTGCGTGGTGCCATGCCAAAGGTGCGTGATTGGTTTTTCAAGCCTGTTGATTGTCGGATTGTTGTGCCGTAGTTGATGTTCAACACAGACGCTCTCAGCAGTTCAACCTCTTGCTCCATTGGAAAGTAAACAAAAATAACTTCTTCAGTGTCGTCGTCAATCCAGATCCCAGCCTCAGTGCAATTTGGCTCATAATCGGGAACAACAGTACCTACCAGCGCGGTTGCATCTTCTTCAGACATGACGCGCTTGATACGGTGTACGGGTAACTCAGATAAGTTCATGTGGACACTTCCTATCAACTGCCTCTTCAACCAGTTTCAAAATCGCTTCACCGTTGCTTGTCAATCCGTTTGCGGTGCGGTATTCAATCAGCGCGTCCACTATCCAAACGTAGATGTCATTGTGATAGTCCAGCATGAGCATACGTGTTGCTTTGTTGGTGTATCGCTCTGCGTAATCGCTCAGCGTTGGTATGAACTGAGTGCCTGATTGACCACTCTCGCCAACTTCAAGTGCAGCAAAAAGTGTTTTGTGTTCAAGTGTTGGCAAATCTCTTTCCTGTATCTCAGCCTTCAGGTCATCGTACTCGTCAAAGGTGTATCCAGATCCTTCAAGGTTGCCCATACTGTCAAGCAAATCAGCCAGCACTTTGTTGTCGTACTCACCCATGTCTGAGGCTCTGTTGTCTATTGCAACAATCTTTGCCGCTGTCTCTGAGTCCACATCAACGTAAACCACGTCAATAGTGTCCCAACCCAACTGCTTTGCTGCGCGAAAGGTGTGATTGCCTGCAAGGATCTCGTTGTTGTCTTTGTTTACGGTGATTGGCTTGTATTGACCGTACTTTGACAATGACTCTGCAATCAGATCCACGTTGCCCTTGCGTGGGTTTTTTGCATACTCGTTTAATTCAGTTAATTGTGCCTTGATTATCTCCATGAGCCAACTCTACGCTGATTTGTAATCTTGCGTCAAGTAGATCGTCAATGCTGGCACTCAATAGTTCACGCTTGCGCCAATCCATGCGGTTGCCGTACTCATCTGTTTTGAGCATTTTGTAGGCATGAACAATCGCCTCATCTATTTCAGCCAAAGTGAGATCACGCTCAATCGTAAATGTCATGAGCAGATACTACGATTTATTACGGGGTGCGCGCTTCTTTGTTACTGGCGCGTTTTCCGCTTGCCACTCTTCTTTCAACAACACGTCGTAATTTTCAATCATGAACGCAAGATCCTCTTTGCCACGGGATCTCAAACTGTCTGCAAACAGGTTCAGCGCGTCATGCACTCTTTCTTTGTCTAACTTCATTTTTCACCCGCTTTGCGTCTGCGTAGGCTGTCACGTCATCATCTAAGTAAAACACAGACTTGCCTTGCTTGCTTTTCCACACAAGTTGCTTGCGAAACTGTAATTGACGCAAGTGGTTGAGTGTAATGTTCAAGCGCTCAGCCGTTTGATTTGCTGATAGCCAGTTTGGATCTACCACGGTGCAGCCTCAGTCTGTTGTCTAGGTGCGCGAGCGCCAGCCTTAATGACTTTACCAATCTCAGCCACGTTCAACTCCAGCCCTGTCTTTTCAATGCCCTCTTTGGTGGTGTAGGTGCTTGGCTTCCATGATCCCTGTACCAAGACAGTGTCGCCTTTGGATAGGTTGTCCATGAGGATTTCTGACTTCTCACCCCACTGCACTGCTCTGAACCAAATTGTTTCGCCGTCCACCCATGCTTCACCTTGCTTCACGCGTGGCGTGTAAGCCAAACTGAAACTGACGTATGCCTTGTTGTTCTTGGTGAACTTCAGTTCTGGATCCGTCCCCAAATTGCCCTTAATCGTGATGTCCATTTATTTGCCTTCCTCTAATGTAATTATTGTACCGTCATTTTGTAATAAAACAATTCTGCCGTCAGGCAAGTGCATAGGCGCTTCATGAGGCTCTTGCCATGAGGCAACCATGTACCCCATGTCCTCAGCCCAAGCAGGGTTCGCGTGAATACTGCCCGTACTCATGTTGTGACAGGAATGATGAACTCGGATCAGGTTGCTTGCGCTGTCCTTACCCCCACGTGACTTCAGTTTGCGGTGGTGCAACGCCATTGACTCAGTTGCCACTTTGCCACAGACTTCGCAATACCAACTTGCGCGCTCTTCAACCAGCGCAACAATCTTTGAGTCAATCATCGTCGTCGTCATCTTCCCATTCTGCGGGATCCACGTTGGGTATGTCTACCCGCAAAGGTAGCCCAAAGGGTGACGCGTCAGGGTAGTGCGCTTTTGTAATGTATTCACGTGTCATCAGTACCAACCTGTGCCCTTCTTTGCTTTTGATTGCCAAAACTCCCACGCTTTACATGGTGTGTCGTACCTGTGGATAATGTATTTAAGTCCACGATCAATTTGCACATGAGGGTGCAGATTTGGGGATAAACCCAAGATCTGAGGTATGCCACCCGCGTTGCGTCCCCCAACCTTGATTGGGTTGAACGCCTTAGGGTTCCACGCACTCTCTTTGCCCCACAAAATCGCCAGGCACCTGAACTGCTTAGTGTTGCCCCAAATTGCATTGACTTTGTGCTGTGCATACGGTTTAGGCGCTAACTTAGAAACAAAATCAGTTGGAGCCTGAGCCTGTGCTGGGGAGATAAAAACAAACCCTACTGCCAAAGCAGCGCTTAAAAGGATCTGCGCAACGTGCTTCAGCGCTCAGCCGTTCGCCAACTTTCTGCATACTTCGCAAACATTGTTACCGTAAATCCAACTACCGCACTTGCAGTGCTTGATCATTGTGTCCATGTTTTCGCCTTTCGGTTGATTTCGGGACAGGGTTATTTTACTGTACTGGGGATCCCGTAGG